AGCTTTAGTAAGAGCTGTATCTTCACGCCTAGCATTTTCAAGAGCCGTAGCTCTGTTCTGCTCCATTTGTTGTGAAGCATCTGCAACTTGGAGTGGGTTATAGCCTTGAGCTTGGATAGGACTTTGATAGCCCTGTTGGAGTTGTAGTTCTTTAGATTGTGCCATTGGTTACTAACCCATTTGTCCCATAGACATACCCATACCCACTGCTTGTTTTGCAGTGTCCAACAAACCAGTTGCAATCATCATACCCATGTTTGGACCTTGAGGACGCATAGCAACTTCTTGACCGAAGTACCTTTGCGTTTCTGGAAGAACACCAAGATCGCCCCATGCAGTAAAGATGGATTGAGTAGCTTGACGGCCAAGTGCTTCACGACTACGACCAGTTTGCCCAACTACACCTGCAAGCCTTTCAGCTTCCATAGCAGCGTTGCGGCCAAACGTACCAAGTGTTCCAAGCACATCAGCACGTTGACGAGAACGGCTAGTTCCTTCAAAAGCGGCTCGGTTAAAACCGACAGCTTGAGATAAAGCAGTTAGTTGTGCTTGTTTAGAATAAGCAGATTGAGCAAATTCTGCACCAAGTTGACGTTGAAGATCTTCCCCAGCACGGCTGTATTCCTCTTGAATAAAGCCAAGATTCTTTGCAAACCGTCCGGTTTTGTATCCATAAATATCAGCAGTACGAGTGTTAGCTTCTCGGATCATCAACGCTTGACGTTGATTAGCACGAGTCGTAGCTTCTGACTGCTGTTTCCATTGTTGGACTTCTTTGTTGTAGGCTGAGTCAGCCTGCCACATATTGAGACCAATGCCAAGCAAGCCTAGGCCAGCGCCAACACCAGCCCCTGCTTTAGCTTTATCCCAATTAAAATCTGTCATTTAATTTACCTTAGCAAATTCCACATAATAGATGTTTCGTGTGTCGCACAGAACGACGTTGATAATCTTGAAACCAATAAGCCTCAAGAACTTTCTTAGATTATTGTTTTGAATATCAACTCGGTTCCACAGCAGCGAACCAGCGTTGTTTACAAATTCTCTAGCCCAAAGTATAAATGCCTTTGGATATTTTCTAGCTTCATTAGTCATGTTCATCCAGATGCATCCATCCTGACTCACACCAACTAATCCAGCTGGAATCCCTCTAGGACTTAGCAATACTTTAGTATTACTGTTAAGGGTGTCATAAGCCATGCAAAGGACTGGATTCATGCCAGCCCTTGCAAAGTCTTCTTTACCTTCAGGTAGTAATTCTGAAACAATACTGGGAATATCATCTAGGGTTGCTTTACGCATTGTAAACCCATGGGTGGAATTGCTCATAAATTAAGTTCCTCTGTAAAAGCGGCTGCTGTACTTACCTTCCCACGTCAGGTCCAGCAGAGTCACCGGGAACGGTGTGTCTCCAATAATCCTGATAGAAGTGTTCTTGTTACGTTGATAAATAGGGACAACGTGCACAGCACTAGCAGAAAGGTTAACGTTGTTCAATACATAAGTATTGGGTAAAGTGGTAGACACTACATCGTTCCACGTAGGAATACCTGTGAGATCTATTTCATAAGTGACTGGACCACTGAGGCTGGTAGCCACATTGATACGATGCAAGATAAGGTCAGCGGTTTGATCGCTGCTAACATAGTTACCTTCCTTCTTAGTAATAAAGAATTTAGGTAGTTCAAGTAACATCTGGTATTGGAATCCAATGATCAGATCCCTACCACGATAGTCACCATCAATGTCTGCATAATAAGCACCTGCTGAACCACCAACTGTAGGCTCTAGAATAGCACCAACGGACTGGCTAGAAGTAGATCCAGCACTCCCAATGTAATCACCCAACGCTACAACCACAAGAGTCTTACCAGTTACTTGGTCGTAAGGAAGGAAGACGCGGGTAGTATCATTGTTAGAGTCATAGGTTCTGTAGGGATTGATGTTCCAGTAATCCAAGAACACATCAGTCTTCTCACCAGTGGGAAGAGTCAAGAACCCTTCATCACTAGATTGACGTAGATTAAAGGCTTGGATTTCTACATTAGTACCATTAGCTACAACAGCATAGTAAGTGCTTTGATCAAAGAACTGATCTAGAAGTGTACCTGTCAATGTCCATTTATACCAGGACTGAACACGACTATCTGCAAGTTGAAGGAATCGGTACTGATAAATAGTACTGCTTCCAATTGTACCTAAAGAAATAATAGATGCAGCAGCTGAAGAAATAAAGTGATCAATTGTGCTGGGTATCAGCTCAGGAATGTTGTACGTTAACTCTTCTGCTAGTGGAGGACTATCATTACGAATCTCAGCAATGTTAAACACCTTAGTGTACAAAGCGGTCTTAGCAATGAAGTTAGTCGAGATGCCGGTAGACACAGCCTCAACATCAGGATCACACTCATACGACGACATAGTGTTAATCTTTGCCGTCTTAGGACTCAGGATGTCAGAGTCGGTGCTCAGCAGGAATTGCTCCGTATCACCAAACAGAATCAAACCCACAGCAGCAGGTCGGACATAATGCAGTGTTACAGGTTTAGCAGTTGATGCCGAAATATCAATCGGATCATCATCTGTAGCAGTTAGTGCTGTAGTGTTGAAGAAGTTAAACAGGTCACCTGCCCTACTCATCGTCACTGTTTCATTGGACAAGAAACCAAGACGGTTCCTATAAAGGAACATGTGCTTAATCTGTGAACCAACAAAACTAGGATCAGGGTTAGTAGTGAGATCACCAATCAACCGTTCGTCCCAAGTAACAGGTTCATAAGTAAATGAACCATCTGCCTGCCGTACCAATTGGTGAGGCATAGTCAGTGGATCAAACTTATAAGTAATGCCAGGTCCAACAGTTTCTTCCCAAGTACCAACACCATACGTTGCACCAGAAGAAGTAACAAACTTCAACCACATATCGTCAACTTCAATGTCAGCAGAGTTGACAACCTTTACAACGTAACCATTTCTAGCTTGGTTAGGAAGTGAGGAGACGGTAGCAATAGTATCTTGGAAAGCGTACAGTGCATCCTGAGAAGGACCACCAATTACTTCAATACCAAACGCAGCAGTACAGCTAATGTAGATAGCAGGACCAACCCTTACAGCGGTGTAAGTTTTACCACCGAATGTTTGTCCGTTAATATCTCCAACCAAATCGTTAAGGATAGCATCTACGTCTCCACCGCTACCAGCGTTGTAAGTAGCACGTTCAGTACCGTCCAAAAAGATTTTATAGTGACCAGTACCTACGATTGTTAGAACAACTAAAGCTTGGTGAGGTAAAGCAGCTGTAGTAGTTGCTGAGTCCATCTGAACAGTCTTACCTTTGTTTAAGACGAAGGTGTAATCATTCAGAGTTAGAACTTCAATATCCTCAGGATCAGCATCCTTGAGGTAAGCATTAGCAGGTACAGTAGTGATAGCACAATTTGCTACCTCATCATTGTACAACCCCAGCTTTGTTGACTCATCACTAACAGCATTGTCGTAGTTGGTCTGTGCTGTATTCATTGCAGCAAGAGCTGCGGCTAGCTCTGCAGGAGTATTCTCAGCAGCAACCGTATGGATCGCTGTAAAGACCCTGTAGCCCTCTGCAGCAAGCCTTGGATGCTCATCGGTACGTTCGGTCCCAAGAGCATATCCAGCGGGCAAGGAGGAGCTTGTAGACACCACTGTGTCTGCATTCTTGACTACATAAACACCAGCAGAATTTTTTGTGATACCAGAACGCAGGTATGTTTCGTGGAATGAACCAGAAATAGTGTAGTTGTACCTTACATCAAACAGTTCTTCCTGTGTAGTGTTCTGACCAGCTAAGGTCTCAGAGTAAGTAGCTTGAGCGGCGTTAAGTTCAGTAAGCCTAGTTTTCCTCAGAGTTACTGCTGCACGATAATTAGAAAGTGTAGTTTTTACATCTGCAATAGTACACGTTCCAGGTACACCAGTGTTGCTTCCCATGTTTACTGCACGGGAAGAACCATCAATCAAACTCCAGATGCGAAACACATTGTTTGCATACTGAGCTACATACTTTTCATCTTGATCCCTAAGAATCGAAAACCAACGACCAGTGGTGGTAGCGTTTGTCAACGACTCAATGTATTCACCACCTGGACGCTTCAGCATCCCCAACGCAAAGTCAGGCAATGTATTCACAGCATCTCGGGCTTGACCGGGAAACTTCCTGCTATCAGGCTGTTGAGAGATACCAAGAAATAGGTTTGGGATTCTCTGGGAAATTGTACTCATCGCATCAAAGCTTGGTAAGGTTGATAGCTTGTGTAATATTGTTGACCATTCTTAAAGCCAAACATAGAATAGTCCCCTTGGTTGCACTCATACTCAAGCGCAGTAGCACGGGTTTGAATCTCCTGTTCAGCAAGAAGTTTGTTAATCTCTTGGTCACCAATTAGTTTGGTCGCACACATACGTGCTGCACGAGCAACGATGTATGTTTGGATGGGCGGTGGTACATCAGTAAAATCAAAGTACCAAGTAATGTCAACATGAACGTCATCAGTGAATTGGAAGGTGTGGTTAAGTCTGTCGTACAACTTACCATTACGACGAACCAAGTCGTATTGGTTTTTATGATACTCGTCATTAGCATCCATCTGTAGGATGTTGTACGGATACAGGATTTGATTAGTACTAGAATCCGGTTGCATCACATAGTTTAACTCTTTATTGAAGATCCAACCTTCAGACTGAACCTGACGATTAACTTCACGAAGAGTATTGAGAACAATAGATACTTCAGGATTCTGTAGATCTAGTGTGGTGACAGGAGCCTGTCCCACTGAGCTTAATATTTGATTAACAGCATCCAGTTCGGTGGACACAGCATAAGTAGGAAAGGGCATCTCTTGTCACAAAAGAATAAAAAAAAGGGGAACCCCGAAGGATTCCCCAAAATAAAATAAACCTATCAGACGTTAGCAGGATAGGTGGTGCCGAAGGCAGAAGGTGCGGTTGCGCTAGCATACAGCTCAACGCAAGCAGCAGGATTCAGGAAGTCAGCGCCCATGGCGAGACGACCCAGGATCACATCGCCCTGGTAGATCACGGACACGTCACCGCTGGTGACTTGAACTTGGGGAGCAATAGCTTCCACAACACCGGCTGCTTCACGTTGGAAGATCAGACCACAAGTGGTGTCAAAGGAGCTTTGTTCACCGTAGTTGTTGTTCATGCCGGTCACACCGCCGCCATCTTCCAGCTCACTGTCGTTACCAACGAACGAACCAGTGTTACCAGGAGAAGCAACGTTGGGGTCAGTAGTACCACCAGTGGTGCCGTACTTAGTACCGTAGTT